GTAATGCGAAATGAGACGATGAGAATCACCGTGCGCCAGGGTAAACCTGGTACTCTCAACAGATGCTTCTCCGAACTAGTTGATTCATCGAAATTCGTTGAAGTTGGAGATGATTTGGTGCTCGTGCGTTTGGTGCGCGGAGGTGACAACAAGAATTTCTTGCCACACTTCCCCACAGGACAGTGGGCATTGTCCGGTAGAGATTTCGCTAAGATAATCCACAAGGATATCGAGGGCGTTACGAAAGTGAGTACTGTGAAGATACAACAAATGTCTACATGGCACACTCATACAGGAAAGGTCACTGGTTTTTGCTATGACTATTCTGAGAACACTTTTGCTGGTCTTTGCATGGCCCCTGTCATTTCTTACGCTTCTGGCCCGTGCATCATCGGATTCCATCTTGCAGGAAAAACCGGCACAAAATTCGGTGTGGCTCAATCTGTCTTTCAAGACGAAATGGCTTCTGCACTTGTTGCATTGAATGAGAAATGCCCGTTTAGTTGCCACTCTCAAGGTACTTTTGTCACTGAGAAGTTTGGAATTTCTTTTGCTCCGAGCAAAGAGATCCATCCTGATCATGCAGTCAATTTCTTGGGTGATGATGAGACAGGGCAGAGTCCACACCTGGAGGTCTACGGAGACCATGGGTTGGGACGTGCTCGATTCAAATCGAATGTGCGCAAATCACCAATTTCCGATGTAGTAGGAGAGATCTTAGAACTTCCACGTTCTCATGGTCCGCCGTCGAACAAAGACACTGCTAAACATTGGAAACGTGATTTGGATCTAATGTCTCACCCGAAAGGTGAATTCGAGCCTACTATAATAGACAAGGCGACAAAAGATCTGATTGTACACGTATCAACACACATGGAGAAACATCCCGATGAAGTTGCTTTGATTTATCCATTATGCAAGGACGCAGTTCTTTCTGGTGTTGATGGAATCGCAGCATTTAACCGTGTAGATTTGAACACATCAATGGGATTTCCCCTGAACAAGAAAAAGAAAAATTTCTTGGGCCCTTGCGGACGAGTAGTACCCGGTATTTCGGAAGTGATTGACTTCGAAGATCCGCAGTTTTGGGCGGATGTCGAACGCATTGAAAACATTCTAGCCGCTGGTGAACGCTGCCACGTAGTATTTCGTGGAAATCTGAAAGACGAACCTGTAAAATGGGGAAAGGATAAGATCAGAGTGTTTGCTGGATGTGAGTTCTCTTTCACAGCGGTAACACGTAAATATTTCCTGCCCATAGTGCGTTATATCCAGTTCTTTGGAATGGACTTGGAATGCGCCGTAGGTATCAATGCACACGGTCCCGCTTGGAATGAATTAGCAAATGTTCTCACGAAACATGGCAAAGACCAGATCATCGCTGGAGATTATACCGCTTTTGACAAGGCGGTGTCTCCCGAGATTATGTTGCGCGCATTCTCTGTAATGATTGAGATAGCGCGTGTAGCTGGTTACAGTGAACGCGATTTGATGATCATGCGTGGAG